CCGCCGAACGAACGGATGTTGATGCTCTTCTCCACTTGGCTGATGTCGGCACGGGGCAGATCATCAGCAGCGTCCGCAATCAGTTTGAACTCCCCAGTGGAGTCCATGATGCGGTAGGTGAAGGTTTGTGCGCCAGGACCAGCTTCGCTAGTTACAGGCAGCAGGGTGGGGTACTTGATGTCGGCATAAGTGACTTCAAATACTTGGGGGCGGATGAACTCAAGCTGACGCTCAAGAAACAGGCCCGCTTCGTCCATGCGAAAATCAGACATTAGTAGGGCCTCCTATCAAGAATCAGCGGAGAGAGTGAAGCTAGGACCATTCAGTTCCAAGATCGCCAGTCCGCTACCAGTGGTGGAGGACAGATAGCGAGCATTGGAAAGGCGAACAGTTTTGCCAGAAGCAAAGGCATGGCTAAATTGACCAGCTTTGCCAGTGCCGCTTGCTGAGAACAGCACGCGAACCACAGACGAAGGATTGACAGCGCCAGTCACATAGACAGCCACTGCGCCTTCGTTGGCAACGTTCAGCACTTGATCAATCTTTACGCCAGGACGGTTGTCGCTATTAAGCGCAGTTTCGTCAACGTAGGTGAGCACGTTGATGCCAACTACGGTGTCGCCGCTAGCGGAAAGGGTTTTAGCAGAGTTGGCAACGGTGCCAGCAGAGTTGTACACTTGTACATCACCGAAAGGCAGGGTGACTGCGGTTTCGTTGATATAGGTGCCAATGGTGTTGTCGCGAATGTCAGTGAGTTGGCCTTCCAGAAGCGCAGCGTGGGTCAGAGCATAGCTCTGTTGCACACCACCAGCGGAAGCGGTCCCTGACGTGGTAAAAGTTACGGCCATGGGTCAGCGCTCCTTAGAGACGGAGAGAGGGGATTTCCAAGCATTCTGCAGCTTATCCATATAGGACGAAGGAGCAGACATTGGGGAAGCAATGGAAGCAACGGCTTTACGCAGTTCTTCCGTAGCAGCAGAATCGCCACGAGGAGCAGATTCGGCCAAGGTGTCGAACATCGCAGTCACATAATCATCGGAGCGTTCCGACAGATCAGCATCACCACGAATAGCCTTGATGGAAGCTTCCATGATTTCACGGGCAGACTTGCCAGCAAAATCAAAAGCGGAGTCAAGGGAAGTGCGAGCTTTGTCGATTAGCGCAATGCGCTCTTCAACGAGGCTGTCAACATTCACTTGCTTGGCAGCATCAAGATCAAGCTTGAGGCTTTCCACTTCTTCGGCAAGGGCATCGGCCCGCCCTTCGGCAGAGTCGCACTTACCTTTCATTTCTTTTTGCATGGCGTCCATTTCTTCCTTCATTTTGGAAGCTTCGGACATCATGCCATCGTACATTTTCTTCATGTCCTCGTAGGACTTTTTGGCGTCTTCCCGTTCTTTGGTAACAGCCAGAGCTACGCTCTCGGTCACCTCAAACTCAGCGCCATCGAAGTTGACTTTTGCAGTCATAGATGGTTCCTCAATGGGAGTAAATAGAGAAGGATCGGCAGCATCCAGGCGATCTAGATGAAGCTTCACTTGCGGGCCAGCGCGGCCCCTACGCACAACAGCAATGTGATTTCCGTTGATTTCCTTTTGGATGCCATCGTAATTTTCACCACTGTCGGTTACGCCTGGAGTCGCTTCATAATTGACGCGATAACCAGCGCTGACCTCCTTCGCATCACCACGCATAATGCGCTTAATGGCTTCTTCATCGGTGATTGTCATGACGGCACGAACGAATCCGTTGTCATAAACCACTTCAGTGCCACTAAAGCCAATTTGATAGTCCTTTGTATTGGCGCTATCTAATAGGACAGGAGGATGCTCAAGAGTAATTGCTTTGCCCGCAAATGAGGCCAAGCTTTCAGGAGACGCCACTTCACCTTCGGGGCGATATTCGCGACGAATGGAACCATCTGCATCGGTGTACATTTGTACGCCAGTGCGTGCGATGGTTGCCCAAGCACGGAGATAACCTTCGGGGGTTAGCTCGTACTTGTCAATCGGCGCTACGTCGTAACGAAAGCATGTGTCGCTCATGGTCATACTCTATCAAACAAGAATATGCGTGATAGACTAACTTAGGCTATTTTGCCTAGAAATGCAGCACATTCAACATCGTCGCATCACCACTCGCCTCCAGGCGCCAATTGTCACCATTCAAGAAAGCAGGCAAGTAATTGGAGAAAGAATGAGAGAGGCTCGTCTAAACTGTGGTTTGTCACAAGGAAGCATTGCAGAAATGCTTCACTGCGATCAAACCACTATCTCACGAATGGAACGTGGACAAATCTCCCCTGACTGCGCTCAAATTCGTATTCTTAGCTCTGTTTTTCAGCTTTCTATTTTGTACCTCCTCGGTTATCCTACGTTTGTGGTTTCCGCAGTAGACAATTAGTCGTCGTCATCATCATCACATTCGCCACGGATTTCGGCAAGCTGATCCTCCAGATTTTCCATTATGTACGATTTTGCTATTGCTTCAATTTCAAAAGTTAGAAACTTAGTGGATTCAAAATAGTCATGAGGCTTGTCGTAGTAGCTTACGGCAAAGATGTGTGTTTCATCAAGGCGACCATTCTTGAAATGTTGCTCTTCAACTAAGCGCCATTGTGAAGTTTCACGGTGCTCATTAGCGGAAAGAATGGCTAGCGCTTTCATCACGCCAATGCCTTCTTCTTCTTCTTCAATCACCCGTACGTATTCGCTCATTGTTTGGATTGGCGACTTTCAACCATCTTAATGATGCGGGAAGCCCATGACCTACCCGCATCTCCTCCCCATAGTTGCCAAGCGATGTAACCAGCATCATCTTCACCCCCGCTTTTATTCTTTTCATGGCGGGAGAAAAACGCAGCCATGCGCTTAATAGTGGCGAAGCTTATGCCGCCGCCTCCTGCGAGATCACCAGCTCTGGCCACTCCGCTACCAATGCCCTGCTTGCCAGCTTCCTGCGTCGTTAAGCCGCCTTTGCCATGCTTCTTGCGTAGTTCTAAGCCGCGACGCGCTGCGGCCCGTACAGACGATGGTGGGGAGAATGATTCAGCATCATCGCGCTCCTCCATAAAAGCATCAACGTACGCTTCTATATAAGCTTCACTTGCATCTTTCTTCTTCATGCTCATGCCAGCTTCACTGAGGGCAATCGCAATGGCTTGCTGTCTAGTCTTTACAGGCTTGCCATCGCTACTTTTAAGAGACCCCTTTTCAAACTCTCGCATGACAAGAGCTATTTTTGCTTGTTTTTGTTTTTTCGTCATGGTCTAAGGGCTTTTTAAAAGCATAGTCAAGGGACAAAGCCTATAGGGGCCGTGGCAATGTTCATGCTGGGAAAAAGCTTCTCACGATAAAGAACCATGCCAGTAATAAGTCGCTCAGCTATAAAAGCTAATGCTCTTTTGTCATATCCTTCGATACAAAGAAATTGTTCCTTGTGCTTTTTCCAAATGGGCTCCAACGCAGCAAGTAATGCACTCATGAATTGTTTGTAATCTGCGCTAGATCCCCTCGCCATATTGCAACCAATAAAACTATTTTGACTCCAAATGCAATCAATTTCTTTGCGAGAGAAAATCCATCTACCAGAATCAGCTATATCCCTTGTCATTGCAGGAGCATCAAAATCAAAATGCCCACCATAAAACTGTTGCTCTAGCGTGCAATTAAACAACGCAGGTTCGGGGAAGTATAGAGTGCTGCTGTCGTACCATTGGTCCTTTGGTTCTAACCAATTGCGTCGATATTGAGCATTGCCAATATTATTTTGTTTGGCGTTAAGTATTATCCAGGAAACACAAGACAATTCTCCCCATCTATTATTGAGCTGCGAAAGAAAGGCGTTTTCGTCATCAAATACATAGCCTTGCGAGCGGAGATCTTCGCGCTCTTCATCTATCAACGCATGTGCGCCGCCCATGATTGGAACAATGCACGATTGGGCTTCATAGCGCACTCGCTCGCCAGGAATACATACGGCATAAATAGTGCAATCACTCGGTTGCATATACCTGCCTCGCAGCCCAAAGTTCGTTGTAATTGTTTACGCCCTTGGCGCCCACTCCAGTGAGATCGCCCCCTCCAGAAGGCTTACTCCACGCCATGATCGTGCCATCTGGCAGAACAAAGGCACGATTCTTATGTTCGTGCGTGGGTGTTAGTTCTAGATAGTCGCCGTAGACGAAATTGACATTGCCACCATTTGCAGCAAGAGCTGCTCCTAATAATGTTGGACCAGTGGGGCACAATGGAGTGATTCCGTAGTATTTTTCGTGACAGTTGCTGACAATCATTTCAATGGCAGTAGTCAGTGCTATGTTGTCGGGTTTTGAATAAAGAACAGTGGTTGCGCAGGCCCAAGTGGTGTAGCTAAAACGTTGAATATCGCGGAAGGCCAGAAATTCAATACGATCTCCTACTTCTACTGGATTTACAATTCTGATGGCAATGTCCATATACCACCCTCCAAGCTTATTCAACAAACAGAACCTGCCAAGATCAGCTTTATACGAATAGGGCTTTAGACAGTCGTAGGCCCATAGTACTTCCGCTGAATAGTTGGCTTCAATAAAAGCGCGAAGGGTTTCCTTGGTGTAAATTTGATGGTCTGCGCCTGGGAACGCTTGACGCACGGTGCCAGTGGCGTGCCCTAAGAATGGTGACAGTTCGGCGCCATTGTCAGAGAGAAAAATTTGGGATACTTGCATGATGATCAAACGATTTTTGCAGGAGTGCCAAAGCCTTTGAAAGACTCTTGGTCTGGCTTCTGATTAAGCACTTCATTTACGATGCGCAGCATCTTTTTAGTAATGACAGGCCAGGTAAATTGCTTTTCATGAATGCGCTCGTAGCACCAATTACCAGCAGCCTTCAAAGCATTACGGTCCTCGTAGTAGTAATTAAGGATGTCAGCAACGCTACTGGGGTCAGGCAGTAAACGCTCTAGCCCATAGTTCCTATCCGTTTCAGAACCGTTACAAGCAATACGTGGAATGTCATTAAAGATTTCCTTGAGGCTTGTATGGTCAGGGACCACTTGAGCTACGCCAGCAGCAGCGTGCTCAGTGTTTACCAAGCCCCATCCTTCGCCAATGCAAGTGTTTAGGCCAACATCTACAGAGTTATAAACCTTATTCAATTGTTCAATGGGAAGGCAGTTATGAGTGGAGAAATGTGGGCTAGTGAGAATAAGCTTGCCAGCAGCGTCATACCCTGCATCACGCGCCACGCGCTTAAATAATGGCACCAACTCCCAGCCCATATCCTTAGCTCCCATGTTGAGCCATAGACGAGCATCAGGCTTGTCCTTGGCAAATTCAATGAAACCCTTAATGGTCAAGTCAATGCGCTTACGAGGCTGGTTCCTGTTGCCATTGAAAACAATAAACGTGTCCTCTGGCACTCCTAGCTCCTTGCGGCATTCAAGAGGGTCAATGGGGAAGAATTTAGTGAAGTCCGTGCCATGTGGAATGACGGCGATAGGCTTTTCATAACCCATCTTGACCAGCTCTTCCCTGCCAAATTCCGTGTAAGTGGCAAGTCCGTCCCACTCGCTAACGGGGCCGTTAAGTTCAGGGAAAATGCCGTAGCTGTCAATAGGCGTATATACAAAAAACTTAAAGGGAAACTTTTCCTTGAGAGACTTAACTGCGTCCCACAGGTTAATGGCCACCCACAGGTCGTTCGTCACCCAAACAAGATCGGGCTGAATGGTTTGAACCAGTTCAGCAATGCGATGGGAACCAAACGGGTCGGAGCCATGCACCATGGCTGGGTAAGTTTTGTATTTAATGGCCTCCTCATCGTGGTCGCCATGGTAATTAGTGGCGAGCACATGCACTTCGTGCTTCTCAGCAAGCGCAGGGAGCAGGTATTCAGCCACTCGTCCAAAGCCCGTTTGAACGAATGCGTCACCGCAATAAAGAACGCGAGCCATAATCCTTCGTGAATCTTCGCCATCCTAGTGGGCTTTTATACTGATGACAAAAGGGGACTAAATGGCACTTCCAGAGGGCTCGATTCGCTTCTGTATCAGTACTTGCAAGAAGTTTGCGCCCCATACCATTCCAGTAATTATTCCAAGCTTGCTTGCGGCTGGTATCGAACCAGAGGAAATATTAATTGTGAATGGTGGACAGACTGCTCATACTTTGACAGACTGCGAAGGCGTTCCAATGTTGCTAACGCAGCAAAATTCTTTTGAATACACCCCGCTCATTGAAATTGTTGAGCAATCCATGGAAAGCGAGTATTGGTTTCTTCTGCATGACACCTGCATTGCAGGCGCGGCCTTTAAGCAATTAGCCTATGAGCCTCCCGCAGAGGCGCCAGAAAAAGTTGCGATGAAATGCACGCCATCAATGAGTATTGGCCTCTATCGTCACGATTATCTCATGCAGCATCGGGAGCGCTTGATGGCCATTAAAAATATGGACAGTTCGCCAGAGGCGCTTCAACAGTGGAAACAATGGGGCGTGCCAAACGAGGATTACATGCTTTGGAAACTTCAAGACGCACATTGCCATATTTACCACCTAGATCGTCATGGCCCTGACGAGTGGAATTACCAGGGGCACGCAGACTCGTATGGCACTGGCTCACAACGCCGCATTGAATACTTCCCTCAATTGGACCTAGCCAAAGCAAAAAGTAATTGGCAAGGCGTTCAACCTCACCTTTGTATTGACATTTAATGAAACGCTTGGCAATTATTGGCGCTGGCTGGGTGGGATGTCACTTGGCCTATCAGCTTAGAAATGAATATTGCATCACGCTTTTTGATCGCGAGCATGAGCCATTCCACGGCGCTTCACTGGTAAACCAAAACCGCCTTCACCTTGGCTACCACTACGCTAGAAATTCCGCCACACGCGCATTATGTCGGCTCACTTTTGATCGTTTTATGCACGAATATGGAGTGCTTACTTACGCTGTAAAAGATAATTTGTACGCAGTGCCAGAGGATGAGAGCCTTTTGGACGCTGGAACCATTAAGACTATTTTTCCTCCTCTGCTTTGGCAGCATGAAGAAGTTGAAACTAGCTTCCTCCATGACACTTCTATGGTCTGGCGCACGCAAGAACGTTACATTTCTCCCGTAGAAACGAAGAAATTCTTTTCTGAGCAGCTATCTCCATTGTTTAAGCAAAACGAAATTGCAATCAAGGACGTAGAAAAATTAAAATGCGACTTTGATTTGGTAATTGATTGCACTAATAATGCACTGTTGAAACCATCAAATAATGAATACTTTGAAACAGTAGCAATGTTTCTTTATAACATTCAAAAGCCTTTGCCCTTTGGTGCTCTCACTTATATTGACGGGCCATTGTTTTCTTTCTATCCATTCCATAATGGCACTATTTCTTTAAGTCATGTGGTGCATAGCGTTGCAACGGAGTCAGTCGTCCCTGCTAATGAAGAACCATCAAGGGAACAGTTGGAGCAGCTTAGACATAAAGCAGAAAATCATGTTTGTCATTACTGGCCTGATTTTTTAGACCATCTCTCTCAGGACAGCATTGTGCTTTCAATGAAAAGCAAGCGAAGCAATGCCAGTGCCTATCGAGCGCCATTATTTAAACAACAAGATAATCTTCTGTCTTGCTACACAGGAAAAATTCAAGGTATCTATTTGATTGAAGAGCGAGTGCGTCAGACGCTAAATGGCTTATAAATTTGAGCGAAATAATCGTACTCGCCTGGATAGTTTTTTGCCTTTAATAGCTCGCGAATTACTCCGCCTTCATACTTCGTATTACGCAATGCCTCTGCAAAACGTTCGTGCTTGTCCTGGCAAATAATGGCGCCAATGTTTTGGTCACTAATGTGGACATGCTTAATGTATGGAAAGTATTGAAGAAGCACGTCTTCTGGCCATTGACTCTCTAGCCATGCACTGTTTGTGTCGATCATTGTTGCTACGTGCGATAAAGAATACTCGGCAAGGCTTTGAACAATTTCTTCAACCGTGAAAAAGTATTCACCACCATATGGCTTAGCCACGGGCTCAATGCAAACAATACAATCAATGGCGGCAAGCGCATCGTTGTTTCTTGCAAGCGCGTCCATTAAATAACGCCTGTCATCTTTGCGCAACCCTGGACTGCCAAGTACCATTCTTTTCCATTCATATTTTTGCGCCATTGCTATTAACTTTGCCAAGCACAGATCAAAAGCCTGTTCATTCCAAAACGCATCAATGTCCATGCCGTAGAACAACGATTGAGCAGAATATTTTTGTAGACAGCCAGAAAAACGACTGTGCCTTTTAAAAGGCACTGCTTCTAATAGTTCAATGCCATCGGGAAGATGCAGCATAATTTCAGAATGGTCCTCGGCTTCCCAGCCAATCGCGCTAACTCCGAGCTTCATTGATAAATGCCTCCATCTCTTGCATCACTTCATCCTTGGAAAGCCAATAACCACTTTGCGTGGCCATGGTGCTGTAATCGTAAGAAATTCGATCCCCAGAAGCGATTTGCGCATTCGGAAAAAACTTGTCAATAATGTCCAAAGTTTCAATGGGAGGCGGAAACAGATTGATTACACCTTCGCCTTTTACCGATTGAATGTCTTGCCATAGACGATTAAGTGGATACCACTGATAGGCCGAGTTGCCATTGATTTGCTCCACATTATTATCATTAAGCAAGTCAAATAAAATGTTCTTTTTAATGAGCGGATGAAAGACAGCGGGGAGCCGCACAATGCAAGTGTTAAAAGCAAGCGTGTTTTGGATAAGTGTTTCAAATAGAAGCCTGTTGGAGCCGTAACCCAATGGGCCAAAATGTGTCCAAAAGTCTTCACTTGCTCCGCAGTCAGTATGTTGATAAATATCAATAGTAGAAATAAGAATTACTTTTGTCGCCCAAACTGTCGTCAATACATCGACAATGGAAAGAATATTGTTTAAATCTTTTGCTGGGTCTTGATTAACTAGCCACTTCGTCGCGGGCAGACATGCAAGATACAGCTCGTCTACTTGCCCCGGCATATTGGCAATATTCGGCAGCTCGTGAATGTTGCTGGAATTAAAGGTGGCATCAAAGTTAGTAGATTGCTGCAAAACTCTGCCAATTAAACCAGTGTCTCCTACAAGGACTTTCATGGGCTTCAAGCTTTGCCTTACTATACTGGCACAGCTTGTGGTTGCTGTCTAAAGTATTTAACCGTGCATTTGCAGCGTGCTCCACATGCACAACGCACTCCAGGCATAGGAACGCTGCCAATAGGCACCATGCCACGCGCTGCGTAGCCAATGCAATCTTGGCAATGCACTGCTTGAGCATCCAGGATACGGCGCATCAACGAAAACCCACGTTGTTGCTCGCGCATTTCCGTGCCTTGCCAATAAGAGCCCCGCACGCTCTGAGCATAGAGGCCAATACGAGCAGTAGCCATAGGGGCAGAAATACGGCCATCCAAAAGGTCACGTACAAAACCTTGTAGATAAGTGTATTCCGAACGGAGGCGTTGGCCGATGCGACCATATTCCGCGCTTCCCATCTCGGCCCTTCCGCCATAGCCAATGGTCGCTGCTTGAATGTGCGCTGCTTTAATTGCTTCACGGACGCTTCCCTGCCATTGATCAAGCGTAATTGAGCCGTCTCCTAACATCCGCGTGAAACGCTTTAGTTGCGTTTCCAGCTTGTCAATGCGACCATCAACAAGCTTGCCCACTGACGCTTTACTTAGGAAACGGCCCTTCTCGTCACGATAACGTCCGCTGCGACGGTCATAAGACCATTCAGCGTCCATCCTGATGGACATGACGGCGCTGCTGAACGAAGATAAATCATTCAGCATTGTCAGCCTCTAGTAGCTCTTTGAACTGTGCAGGAGCTTCTTCTTTCCATTGCTTCATGGCATCCTCAATGTCTTCGTCCGAAATAAACGCAGCTTCGTCAATGTCAGCAAGCATTAGCCCTTCCACTTTCATGGGCTCAATAGCATCTACCTTGCTGCTAACAAGCTTTGCTGGCCCCCTGCGATCAGGATCAGGGTCAGCTTTACGCTTGCGGGCTACAATCGTTTGACGCTCTTCCTTAGACATGGCTTGAGCTTTCGCCTGTGGAAGGCACTTGGGCTTTCCTTCTTTTTCGCCACGTCCGCCACATGGTCCCATGATTTCACCATTGGCGCCAATTCTTACCCAGCCTTCCTTAAACCACTGACCAAGATCATCAGCATGGATTTCGCCATCGCCCCCCTTAAATGCACCGCTAGTGGAACCATGTTTCTCTTTATACATGCGCTTGTACTGTTGGACTACATAACCACTGGCATAAGCAGACGGCCACACTTTGAATTTTGCTTTTGCTGCAGCTACCGCACGACTGTGCAGGGCTTCGTCGGTAAAAGTAACATCTCCGCGTTCGTGCTCTAAGTCGCCTGGAAGATATAAACCAGCGCCGTCTGCAACTTCCCTAGTGCCGTCCATTGGCAAAGTGCCATTCTCTTCGTTCAAGGGATCGCGCCCACCAGGAGGCACTTCTTTCTGTCCAGGAGCCTGCGGTAGCTCACGAGGGAGCGATGGGTCAAGAGTGAGTTCCATTGACCACTCAGAGCCGCCGTAACGCGCATCCGCCACTTCCTGCGGGTGCAGCACACCAAGTTGAATGTAACGACCGTCTACGGCTGCTACGCGGGCACGAACGTCTGCTTTCTCTCTTTCGTTCAGTTCAAACAAATCGTTGAATTTAATGCGCCACGACTCAGGAAGCCTTCCTTCAGTGGGACCATCTTTGCTAAGCATGAGCATCTTCATGAGCTGCTGCAGCGGACGCTTGTAATGGGAGGCTTGATAGTCTCCTAAGTGCTTTGCAAAGTCACGCTCTTCACTGCGACCAGTAGAACCAAGCCCTCCAGGGCTCTCACCAAACAGAATGGTATGAGGAATTTGTGAAGCGCCAATAATATCAATGCGAAGCTTTTCCAAGATTTCGCCTACGCCTCCAAAGTTACGACTAATAAACTCAAGCTCCTCCTTTTCAGCATCAATGGCATAGCCGCGATAAATGCTCTTGCTCATATCATTTAGCACCAAACGATCACGCACGTCTTTCTCTTTACCAGCAGCAAGCATGGAAGAAAGACCACGCAACTTATGCACAAAGATGTCAAATTCCGTCAACAACGTCGCGGCAGAACTAATGCCAGTTGAATAAAAACGGAAACTGTCATAAGCGCTTTGCAAAGTACTCATTCCCCAGCCATAGTTTCTCTGCCTAATGCGATAAGGCAACCATTCGCCATCAAAACGCAGGATTCTATCTTTATGGATGTACGTTAGTTGTGGTTGGCGAATAAGATCGCCAGAAATGATTTGATAATGCGTTGCCTTGGAATAATCGTAAAGCGAATCTTCGCTAATTACTGGGGCAATCTGCCAACGGTCCAGCACTTCCATGCCTTCAACGGAACGAATGTTTCTGTAGTCCACTGGTTGATCAGCAGAACGACCATCGTCGATGTAAAGCAGAATTACGGCCCCACCGAACAATCGCGCATTTTTAGAAGCCAAGCCAAGATTTTCAAGGATGTACAAGTCCTCAATTACTTGCTCCACACCACTCACTTCTTCTGCCGCTGCTCCTTCGCCACCAAACAGTACTTTGAAGCCCTTCCGCGTGGATTGTTCGGCAACAATGTCTACGATCCGCTTAGGAATCCACTCGCTATAGAGGTTTTCAAGCTCTTCCTGAGTGAGGAAGACGATGGGGGTGGAATTAGTGTATTGGCTTTTGTCGCGACGAGTGCCCATTCCCGTCAAGGCATTTACCAAGCCATCCGCCCGCAAGCTTTCGTTGCCATTGTGCCCTAGATCAACCAGTTCTTCCGACATTTTTAGCTTAGTGTGCGTTGCATCTATGCTAGCAATGGCTAAGATGTGCTTGAACTTCTTTTCCTTATGCCCACGCCAATTTCATTTGTCTTTTCTGAGGAAGAAAAAAGCATTGCAATGGCGGAAGGCATGAGGCGACAAGGCGTCAACGAAGCGAAAGGCTTGCGTGGGCGTAATGGTGGCGCATGGAAAGGAAGCAAAGCTCTTGACATTCACTTGCTTGGTGCGGCAGGCGAGATGGCCGTGGCCTCGCACCTAGGCATGAAAAGCTTTCTGTATCAAGAGACTCAAGCTAAGAAAGGCT